TCCGATGTGGCGATGAGCAAGCCGCAGGGCCGGATGCACACGCCAGAAGAGTGGAAATGCATCTTCATGGCTGCGTGCGGATGGGAAGTCGCGTTCCTGCCGGGCTTGGACGGACGGTTCCTGCCCTACGGCTATCGCAGCTCGAAGCTCACCAAGAAGCAAATGACCGACTTGCAGGATTTCATCCAGGCATGGGGCGACGAGAATGGCGTCCGCTGGTCGATACAGGAGGCCGCATGAACACCGCCAAGCTCCGCGTCGTCGAAAACACCGACACAACACTACGCAATCTGCTGCGCGATCTTGAATCGGCGGAGCGCGAAGTCGCAGCAATTCACCAGCAGATGCTGGCATATCGCCGGAGCTATGCGCGGGAACGCGGGGAATTTTTATTGCCAACAATCCCCCGGCTTAGGCGTGAGCTTGGACTCGACTAATGGCCGACCGATCCGCCCTTCCCAATTGGCCGCGCCTTATGTGCGTGGAACTAGCCGCAGCCTATCTAGGGCTGAGCGCGACGACGCTGCGCGGCAACGGGCCAGCGCCTAAGGCTTACGGGAAGCGGCGGCTATATGATCGCATTGACCTGGATCGCTGGGCGGATCGTCTTGGCGGACAACCCCTGACTGTGGCAGAGCAAAGGAAGGAGGCGTCCGAGGTTGAGCGCCGATTCTTGGAGCAGAGGAAGCGGGCATGAACGTCAAATTCTACGGCGGCCCAATGGACGGTAGGGAGATGGCGTTCGCGCATGGTGACACGGTTGAGTTTCCGGCCGCTCCGCCGACTATCGACTTCTCGGTTCAGACGGTTGATCCGATACGCAGAGAAACGCACCTCTATCGACGCTCGCTCCGCAATCCTTCAATCTTTGTCTATCAGCCGTGACGGAAACTCGCCTCCCCTTCACCTACGTCATCGGCGGCAAATACTGGCGTTTCCGTCGAGGTGAGTTGAAGGCTGCGCTTCCGGGACAGCCAGGCGATCCCGAGTTCCACAAGCGCTACGCTGAGCTATTGGCGCAATCCGAGCGCAAGGCACCTGAGCCGGATCATGATAGCTTCGCTTGGCTGATTGCCCTTTACCGCAAGAGCGCCGAGTTCAACGCGCTGCGCCCCCTCACTCGTCTTGATTATGACAAGACGCTGGATCTGATCGTCGCGGAGCTTGGCGAGCAGCCCTTCAGGCTCACCACGAGCAAAATGATTAAGCAGGTTCGCGACGACCACGCGGCCACACCCCGCAAGGCGCACAAGCTGCGGCAGATGGTTTCCCGGCTCTACAGCTGGGCGCAGGAAGAGGGATTGGTTGAGGGAGGACACAACCCGGCATCCTCGATCAAGCGGCTGAAGGTGCGCCAGAAGGCGATTACGCCGTGGTCTGAGGATGAGATCAGCCGTTTCCTCGCCGCCGCTCCGAAGTGGCTCCAGACGCCCGTTCTGCTGGCTCTATGCACGGGCCAGCGCCGTGAGGACGTGGTTCGGATGACTTGGGCCGACTATCAGGGCGCGTTCGTGCGCGTTCGGCAATCAAAGACAGGCGAGCCGCTGGATATTGCATGCCACAAGGCTCTGCGGTCGCACCTGTCGTCAGTTAAGACGGCGTTCGGAGGTCCGATCTGCCGCAACGCCAAGGGTCGGCCATTCACGGCCAATTCGCTAAGCCAGGCCATTCGCCGGCAAGTTGAGATGATGGATGGTTTCCCGCGCGATCGCAGCATCCACGGACTGCGCTATGCTGCGGCGGCACGTTTGGACGAAGCCGGATGCACGCTCACAGAAGCTGTTGCGGTTCTCGGCCACCGCACCTATCAGATGGCTCACCGCTACATGGCTCAGAGACGGGCTTCCGAAGGCGCAATGCGTCGTCAGGAGCTGCGAGGATGAACCGTGAACGAACCGCGAAACTGCTAAACCGCACAGGACTCGCGGTGCTAAAAAGGCCCGATGGCGGAGTGGTTACGCAGAGGACTGCAAATCCGCTTCCTCTGGCTGATTTCCGCGATAGTTCGCACAATTCACCGTCTGTTCCGCGCATAGCATTTCAAGGGCTTAGTGCCTGGAGTGCTAACCGCGAACGCGCGTCAACACATCAGGGGAATGATGATGACTGATTCTGGGCGCGCAACGGTTACGCCATTTCTGGGCGGCTCTGTTCGGCATGGCGGGCGATCCGGCACCAACGGTCACCCCGCAGATGGCATGACGGCCCACGTTGACCACGGAGGCGGCGCGGTAAGCACCATAATCGACCCGCGATCATTCGATAACGGCGGACCTGAATGGGTCATGCGCTACGGCGATCCGGAGAGCATCCGCTACACGGTCGCCTCTCTCCTGTCCTCATATGACTATCTGCTTTCGGGTGAGATCACTCAGCGGGAAGCCATCAAACGATTGGCGCTCATGCGGAGAGCGCGTGCGGCAATTGCCCAGAAAGGGTCCGACAATGCCTAACCGACATAGTTCTGGCGATGCCTTTTAGGCCCCGGCTCTCGCGCTTCGCGTCGGGCCAATCTTCGTTGTCCCGCCCCTTCGGGCTTCGATCCGTATCGCTGGAGGTCGGTAATGCCGATCATCATTCACCAAGAGCCTGAGAACCGCACGGTCCTCGTATGCGGCGGGCGCGATTTCGACAATGGGCGGTATCTGTTCCGCGTCCTCGACGGTCTCCACAAGGCTAGACCGATTGAGCGCATCATTCAGGGTGGCGCTCGCGGCGCTGATCAGCTGGCGCGCGTGTGGGCGATATCCCGCAACGTGCTGCTCGACACTTACGCCGCAGACTGGGCCACGCATGGCCGCAAGGCTGGACCGATCCGCAACCAGTTGATGCTCGACGAAGGGCAACCGGGATTGGTTGTGGCGTTCGACGGCGGTCGCGGAACCGCAGACATGCTGCGTCGCGCGAAGGCAGCTGGCGTCGATTGGATGGCCTGCTCCGCGTCAGGGATGCCACTCCGCGAAGACCCGAAGGGGCTGAGGCCGAAGGCTGGCAGCCCGGTCCCGAAGGGAGACGCCCAATGACCTCCAGCATGACACCTAACCCACATCGAGAAGCAGGGGCGGACGATGAGCCTGACTTGGCGCTGAAGCCGTGCCCGTTTTGTGGCTGCCACGCATCAATCCGAAAGGTGGACAATGATGAGTCATACTGGGTCGAGTGTGAGATGTGCGGCGTCCGAGGCCAGCACGGAAAGTGGCAGGTGAACGTTGCGGCATGGTGGAACTCAAGGTTCGACGAAGGTGCAAACCAAGAAGCAGGGGCAGCGCTGCCTATTGTGGAGAGGGTTGCGCGCATGAAGCGCAAGACAGGTCCGCAGCGCGATTGGGAAACACTGAGCGAGGTTCAGGACACAATCGAAGAGCTTGTGGAGGCGCTGAATGACGTTTGGCGTGACGGCACCGTTCCTGATCGCGTCAGACGCCGTGTCCGCGTCCTCCTCGCCAAGCTCGAAGCGGGAGATGGAGTGTGAGAATCCTTTGCATCCTCTTTAAACACGCGTGGCGCGATGGGGTCGGATGCGGCGGTGTTTGGCGCAGATGCGACCGTTGTGGGGATGAGAGCGCGTCAAGCGAGGTGCATCATGACAACAGGTGAAGATGGAGAAGTGCGGACGTGCCCAACGTGCGGCTCGGAGGACAGAGAAACAATGTCGGTTTGCTCAGACGGCTTCCACGCACCCGGAGAAACCTATTGGCCTGTGACTGACACGATGCGGGAGAGATACAATAAGTTTGTGCCCGAGCGGCCAGACGACGGATGTTGGCTATGGGTCGGCAATAAGAACCCGCAGGGCTACGGCTATTTCAGTGTCGAAAATAAGGGCAAGCGCGCCACGCACGTCGCATTGTTCCTGGAGACCGGCGAGTGGCCGCCAAAGGGCGTTGATGTTTGCCACCGCTGTGACAACCCATCATGCGTTCGGCCCGATCATCTGTTCATCGGAACTCGCAGAGAGAACATGCGAGACTGCGTAAAAAAGGGGCGCAATGCCAATACAATCCATCTGATCCCGAAAGAAGCGCAAGTCAGAGGATCAAAGCATCCCAGAGCAAAGCTCAACGAGGAAGCCGTGAGGCGCATCCTATCAAGCGGCGAGAGAGCGGTCGTATTGGCTGAGAGATACGGTGTTCGCAGGAATACTATTAACCAAATTCGCGCGGGCAAAGCATGGAACCACGTACATGGGCATGAAATCCGAGAGAAGATCGCGCGGGCGATTTGCCAAGAGCGGTGCATCGGCAATCAAAAACCAGATGATCCGATGGGCGTACTGCATACTGCAGCTGGCACTGAGGGCACACCGCCATATCGTTGGCAGACACACCTGCGCGAAGCCGACGCGGTTCTCGCACTCTACGCCCCGGTGATGGAGGAGAATGAGCGGTTCAAGGGCGCGCTGCCGATATTCGAGCACGTAACTTACATCGCCGACACGCTATCCTGCGACGTTCCCGTAACTGCCGAAGTCCGTCAGCACATCAAAATCGCTTACGAAACTCTCGCCGCCCTTCGGGGCTAAAGGAAGAAGAAATGACTTCATCCATCCGCGAATGCATAGACACAGCGCGACGCCATGAACCCCGCTCGCCGATGTGGAACACGGCCTGCTCCGTCTGTCACATGCGTGGCTTGGATCCGTTTGAGCATCAATGGTTCGA